ACCGAAACAGCGCGATACGAACAGCCAGAACCGCCGTGACCGGAGCACAAAACGCCGGACGCATGGACAGCTATGCAGCAGCGGAGAAGATGGGCATCAAGCTCAAAAAACGTTGGATTGCCACGCTGGACGGGCGGACGCGCCATTCCCACGCGATGCTCGACGGTGAACAGATTGACCAAGACAAGAAGTTTTCCAACGGCTGCCGCTTTCCCGGTGACCCGCAAGGAAGACCGGAAGAAATTTATAATTGTTTTGTCGGGGGAACGCAAATAGCTTCCGACGGTGAAATCGTCAGAAGCTATAAACACGAATATTGCGGCGAGTTAATCGAAATCGAAACTTCCAGTGGCGTAAAGTTCTCCTGTACACCGAACCACCCAATATTGACACCGTGCGGGTGGATTGCAGCGGCACTCCTTAACAATGGAGACGACTTGCTTGTAGCAGGATTCGGAAACGGTATGGATTCTCGGGGGAATCCAAACATAGACCATATTTTTCCCCGCATGGATGCACTCCACGAGTTTCTTGATATATCTTTTGGTCAACGGATTCGCACACTGCGTGTGAATTTCCACGGCGACGTTCCCGCATCCGAGGTCGAAGTTGTAGCTCAAAAAAGGCTCTTGCGGGGTGACAGGAATGCCTTCTACGGAAAGAGCATCAATAAAATCTTGCTCAAAATCGCCAATGAAGCGTTTGTGGGCAAGCGCCCTCTTATGAAGCATCTCTGGGGTGTTTGCAAGTCCGCGCTTCGCTTCGTTGGCTGCTTGGGCAAGCCGCTTTCTTTCATCTGCGGTGGTTTGCGCCATACGGTTATACATGGATTCGGAGCGGTTTCTGATGTGGACGCCGGCATGGTTGAGCCGACAATAGATGACTTGCCGACTGACACCATTTTCATCCGCGAGTTTCTTAATGGATTTTCCGGCAAGGTAATCACGGACAATATCATCAGGGTTAACAGAGTTATTACGAAATGCCATGTTTATAACCTCCAAACAACTACGGGGCATTATTTTGTTAATTCAAGTATACCACAAAACGATGGAAAGTGCAATGGCAATTTTGCAATTGCTCACAACTGCCGCTGTACGACAGTCGCGGTGGTGGATGGGGTAGATACCTCGTCGGCACAGAGACGTGCCAGAAACGCCGATACGGGGCAAACAGAGGTTATCTCGAACATGTCCTATGCGGAATGGGTGGGGTGGAAAAAAGATACAAAGCAAGTTGCAAGCGCGGCAAAATCTGATATAATAAAAGAAAACAAACCGTTGCCAATTACTATTTCGGATTGTACCGCAGAGACACGGAAATATGATTTCAGTGATGGGACGGCAAATGGAATAAGAAAAGCCGCAAATGCCACGGTTTATAAAACTCCAGATGGAACAGAGTTCATATTCCCGACAAGTTATAACAAGGTGCACCAGACGATGACCCCAGAGAAGGCGGTTGAGCTTTGGAGCAAGGTTCCCGAAAAGCTGCGGGACATGGGGCAAAAACAGATCATATTCCAAGATGTGCATAATCCGCAAGACAAATACTGGAGAAAGCGATACAAGAGATTCAGAGGTAGTTATGCTACTGGCGGGAATGACATCAATTTTTGGCGTTATGATTATCCGCATAACGACGATTATGTTGTGCGAACTTATTGCCATGAAATCGGGCATAAAGTTGATACGGACAATAGCGTAAATGGCACACGGTTCTCGGATTATACATGGTGGACAGATGCAATGGCTGAGGATAAGAAGCTATCCGGTCAAAAATCGGTTACAGTTTACGGAGAAAACGCCAATTCTGAGGATTTTGCGGAAAGCATGGCCGAATTTGTTAAAGACCCGGACGCATTCAGAAAGACGTTTCCGAACAGAGCAAAAATTATTGATATTTTCTTAAAGTAGGGTGGTGAACGCTTATGAAAACAAAAAAGTTCTATGATGACAATGGGAAACTTGTTAAAGAGCGCGTTTACGGGAAAACACCGTCTGGCGGAGATTATTCGGAAATCTGCTATATTGACAACAATCGAATGGTTATCCGAGAGTGCAAGGAGGATGGCACGCTTATTGCTGAAACATGGGGTGAGCGATGAACGTTGAAATCCACGACAACAGCAAAGAGGTATCTGCTGCGTTCAAGGACGCAGTGCTGCGCGGGCTGGAAAAGTGTGGGCTTGTGGCAGAGGGGTATGCAAAAAAGCTGTGCCCTGTTGACACCGGCAATCTGCGCAACAGCATTACCCATACAGTAGACGAGCAGGAACCGGCTGCGATCATCGGCACGAACAACGAGTACGCCGCATACGTTTGCTTGGGCACGGGCAAATATGCTGAGGGCGGCGGACGTCCTACACCGTGGGTGTATCAGGACGCAAAGGGCAACTGGCATTATACGCATGGCAGCAAGGCACAACCGTTTTTAAAGCCTGCGGTTGCCGATCACGCGAGCCAATACCGGCAGATATTGAAGGATGAGATGAAGAATGGATAATGAGATCATCAAGGTCATTGAAGCTATCATCAAGCGCGGCAACGATGCGGAAATACGGCGAAAAGGCAATGGGTACATCGTCTTAGAGATCAAGAAAACAATCAAATACACAGCTTCCACGTAATTGGGCGCGGGAAAGGGCAATAGGAGCCAACTTGTAAGGATTTTTTACAGGTTGGCTCTTTTTATTTCGGTAAAATCCGCGAAGTACAGCGGTTTTTATAAAGACTATCGCTCCCAAAGGAGTGGGACCAAAGAAAAGGAGATAGTGTTATGGCACTTACACGCAAACTTTTAAAGGGCATGGGGCTGACCGATGAACAGGTTGACACCATCATTGAAGCCCACACTGACACTGTGGACGGTTTGAAAGCTGACGTCAGCAAATACAAGACCGACGCAGAAAAGCTGCCCGGCGTTCAGAGGCAGTTGGACGACCTCAAGGCGGCAGGTGATGGCGATTATAAGGAGAAGTATGAGAAAGAACACTCGGACTTTGAAGCCTTTAAGTCCGACATCACGGCAAAGGAAAGCAAAGCGGCGAAGGAAAAGGCTGTGCGTGCTTACTTTGAAAGCAAAAACATCACCGGCACGAATCTCGACCTTGCGATGCGCGGCTGCGGCGAAGAAATGACCGCATTGGAGCTGGACGGCGACAAGATCAAGGACACCAAGAGCCTTGATGCGCTGATCGAGGGCACCTATAAGGGCCTTGTCTCCACTACGCAGACAAAGGGCGCGAATCCCGCCAATCCTCCGGCGAATTCCCCAACGAGGAACTACACGACCGCAGAGATTAAAAACATGACCGCTGCGGAGATCAATGCAAACTGGGACAGCATTAAGGCGTCCCTGAATCAGAAAGGAGTTTAACGCATGGCCGTTACCACTTTTATCCCCGAGCTTTGGAGTGCTCGTCTTCTCTATGCCCTTGACAAGGCTCATGTGGCGACCAATCTTGTCAACCGTGATTACGAGGGTGTTATTGCTAATCAGGGCGACACCGTCCACATCAACAGCATCGGCGCGATCACGGTTAAGGACTATACTAAGAACGCCGACATTGCCGCGCCCGACGCGCTGACCACCACCGACCAGACCCTTGAGATTGACCAGTGCAAATACTTCAACTTCCAGGTCGATGATGTGGACAAGGTGCAAGCAGCGGGTGATCTGGTTGATACCGCAATGGGACGCGCCGCCTATGCGCTGGCTGATACCTCCGACGCATTTCTGCTCAAAACCATTGCCGCAGGCGCTGCGGCGGGGAACACCGTGGGCGCTGCGTCCGGTCCCATTGCGCTGACCAAGGACAACATCTACGAAAACATCGTAAAGCTGCGCACGAAGCTGGACAAGGCGAACGTGCCGAACACCGGCCGTACCATCGTCGTGCCCCCCGAGGTTTATGCGCTGCTGCTGCTGGATGAACGCTTTGCAAAGTCCCCCGCAGCTGCTGGTCAGGACGCGCTTATTAACGGTAAGGTTGGCGAGGTTGCAGGGTTTACCGTGTTCATGTCCAACAACTGCCACACCGGCACCGGTACGGATACCGGCAAGACCCCGTATTTCGAGATCACGGCGCAGGTCAGCGCCGCGACTACCTACGCCGAGCAGATCATCAAGACCGAGGGTTACCGTATGGAATCCCGTTTTGCTGACGGCGTGAAGGGTCTGCATGTCTACGGCGCAAAGGTCACGGACGGAAGCCAGATCGCAAAGCTCATCGCGTCGGTGTCTTGACGGAAAGGAGGGCAACGCAATGCTGGAAGAAATCCTGAGAGCCTGTAACAACTGGTTTTTGGTGTCGGACGGCATCCATACCGGTACGTTTTCCATTGAGGGCGGCAGCGTTGCGTTGCCATTTCTGGCAGATGGACAGTACTTCCGGATTGTCGGTTCCGTTTTTAATGACGGCGTTTATCAATATCCGCCCTCTGTGGCTGAACTGGTGGATGAGACGTTCGACGGTGCTGTTTGGGCGCTTGCTATCCCCAAATCGGTGGTTGATCTGGCGGAACGGGTGCAGGAGTGGAACGAAAAGTACCAGGCTACAGCTGCCGGACCATACCAGTCCGAAAGCTTCGGCGGGTACAGCTACTCCAAAGCAACCGACCCAGAGACCGGCGGCGCTGTGACCTGGAAAACTGCGTTTGCTGGCGAGCTTTCCCGGTGGCGAAAAATCGGGAACCCGGCAAAGACCGTGCCCAAGCAGAGCGACACATGGTACCGCAGACCGTACTATCCGGGCTACCCGTGGAGGTGATGGAATGAGTTTGCTGGATGATTTCGGGCGCAAATGCTGCCTCATGGAGAAGCACCTAACTCCCGATGGTGCGGGAGGCTGGGAAGTGCAATGGGTAGACGGTGCAGAATTTATCAACTATCAGGCGCTGGACACCTCTATGGAAGCACGCCGAGCCGAGAAGGACGGTGTGACCTCTGTGTATTCCGTTCTGGTCAAAAAATCCCTGCCCATTGAGTACAATGACGCATTTAAGGATTTGAGCACCGGCGACACATACCGGGTGACCTCCAGACCGAAAGACAAAACCGCTCCGGTCAGCGCCAGTTTCGACTTGAAATTCTTCACGGCGGAGAGGTGGGCATTGACCTCATGACAAAAGACAAAGCGCTCTATGCGTGGTTCAACAAATTCATGCCGTTTTACCCGGCATCATCCGTGCCGAAAGACGTGGTTTTTCCATACGGTACCTATACACTAGCTACCGGCGCGTTTGGCGATGATCCTGTGAGCCTGACTGTAAACCTCTGGTTTTACACGGAATCCGAGAACGTGCCTAATCAAAAGGCGCAGGAACTCTCTGATCGCATTGGGAGAGGTGGAACGCTGATTCCATGTGATGGAGGCGTGATCTGGCTCAAACGCGGTTCTCCGTGGTGTCAGAGCCTTGTGGACGAGGCAGACCACGGCATCAAGCGGCGCTACATTAACATTACTGCTGAGTATTTTACTCAGGACTAAGGAGGACATATGAGCAAATTTACTGTAATCCCCGAAAGCACTTTTTCTGAAATGCAGCTCAATGCAGGCGTGCTGCTCAAACAGTTTACACCGGCAACTGCTGCCGCACCTGACGACGAGGATATTATTTGCGCGACTACCGGCGGCATTACTGTTAGCTGCGTGCCCACGTTTTCCGACCTTGGCGAGGATGTGGACAATTGCCCTAAAAATACCAAGGAGCTTAAACATCTTGATGGTTGGGAATGCAAGATGTCCACAACTGCGTTGGGCACAAGCCCTGTCAACATTAAGCTCTCCCTTGGCTGCGCGGATGTTGACGGCACGGATGCCACAAAAATCGTGCCGCGTGTAGATTTGGCGCAGACCGATTTCAGGGACATTTGGTGGGTTGGTGACCGAGCCGATGGCGGCATGGTTGCAATCCAGCTCAAAAACGCACTTTCCACCGGTGGATTTTCTCTCAAAACCACCGACAACGGCAAAGGACAGATTGCCGTAGAACTGACCGGTCATGTGTCTATCAAAAGTCAGAGCGAGGTTCCCATGGTATTTTACAGTTCCGCAGCATCCGCAGGTGTCGGAGGTTAAAAAATGAAACTGTCTGAATATCGCGGTGATGACGCGCTTGAGGTGCTGGCAGAATTGCTGGAACCGGCGGTTGAAATCCTCGCGGATAAAGAAATTGCAGCGGCATGGTGTGGCAATAGCACCGGAAAGACCAGGGGGCAGAAGCAGCTGAAAGCGGTGTCCATTGCGTTAAAAAAACACAGGGAGGCTGTGATTTCTGTCCTCGCGGCACTGGAGCACGAAAGCCCGGAGGAATATCGGGCAAAGATTAACGTTGTTACGCTTCCCAAAAAGCTGTTGGAAGTGCTGAATGATAAAGACTTGAAAGCTTTTTTTACCTCGCAGGAGCAGACCGAGGACGAACTCTCCGGCTCTGCTTCGGTGAGTACAGAGGGCGGAATACAGTAAAGACGTTTCTGGGGTACGCCACTGCGCGGTATCAGCATGATTGCGACATGATTCGGTATCAGTGTTATATCACCGATACCGTAAAGATGATTGCGGAAAACACGGCGAAATTTGCCAGTGGCGTATATCCGTCAAAGCGTTATGCGGAGGTGCTGTTCCCGAAACCGGTTGAAACCCGAACCTCGGATGAAATTATAACAGGGATTCGTAACAAACTTGAAAAAATGGGGAAGGGGGAATAACACGTGAATGTGTTCGAACTGTCGGCACGACTTACGCTGGACACGAGTGGGTATGAAGCTTCGCTGTCCAATTCTCAGCAGAAAACCAGCACGTTCGGCGACACCATGAAAAAGGCGTTTACCACAGCAGCTGCTGTTACCGCCCTAAAAAAGGTCGGGGAAGCAGTCTACAAAATCGGTGAACAGGCTGTTTCTGCATATGCCGATTATGAGCAGCTAGCGGGCGGTGTGGAAACGCTGTTTAAGTCTAGTGCGTCAAGGGTGCAGAAATACGCGCAGAACGCTTATAAAACCGCTGGGCTGTCTGCAAACGATTACATGGAAACCGTGACCTCCTTCTCCGCGTCCCTGCTGCAAAGTTTGGGCAATGACACAAAGGCGGCGGCTGAGTATGCTAATACCGCAATGGTAGACATGTCCGACAATGCAAACAAGATGGGCACGGACATGACATTGATCCAAAACGCTTATCAGGGATTCGCGAAGCAGAATTACACCATGCTGGACAACCTGAAGCTCGGCTATGGCGGCACCAAGGAGGAAATGGAGCGGCTACTCCAGGACGCGGAGAAACTGAAAGCTAAACAGGGCGAGGTCGCCGAGTATAGCATAGACAGCTATGCGGATATCGTTAAGGCTATCCACGTCGTCCAGACTGAAATGGGCATCACCGGCACAACCTCCTTAGAAGCGTCTGAAACCATATCCGGCAGCATGGCAAGCGCAAAAGCATCTGTAGAGAATTTACTCACCGGCATGATAGACACCGATCAGGACATTATAGCCCTCGGGGAGCAGACTGCAAGCGCGGTGGCTACTGCGTTTGACAATGTTGCTCCGGCTATCGCCAATTTTATGACCGTCGGTGTCCGGGCGCTCTCCGACGCAGTTGACCCAGCGAATAAAGTTTCCCGGGCAATTGGTGAGATTGAGGGAGCTCAAGAGCGGGTGACAAACTCCAACAATATTTTGGAGCTTGTCTCCAGATATAAGGCTCTGCAAGAGCAAGCAAAAAGCTCTGAGATATCATCAAGCGAATTAGCGGATATTGAAAAAGAACTGACCACCGTGCGGAACCAGCTGGCAACGGCAACCGGTAACGCGAAGATTGCGCAGTCCGAATCCAACGATGAAGTTGAACAGGCTGTCAAATATGAGGAGGCTATGGCGCAAGCCGAAAAAGAACGTGCTAACAGCGAGATTTACAAAAAAGTCACAGAGGGCGCAAAATCGTATAAAGAGGAGCTTGCCCTACTGAAGACGAAAAGTGCAGAGCTCACTGCTGCAGAGGAGCGGCTCAATTATGTGTTAGACGATCGTATACCGGCTGCGCAGAGTTTAACGGATAGGCTGGATGAACTGTGGGAGAGTGTCGAGGAAGGAACGCAGACAGAGGAAGAACTCCGAGCCGGGTTGGATGAACTCGAAAAGACCATTTATGACTTGACAGGAGTTGAGGTCGATTTTACCGATCTTCTCTCCGCGCAGGACTACGTAGACGGGCTCGATCTATCGTTTGTCGGGTTGGGTGAAACCGTGCAAGATGCTCAAGACGATGCAACCGATCTGAGTGAGCGCGTGGATGAGTTGACCAGTAGCACGGAAGAATTCCAGGCTATGGTTGCTGCACTTGTAGATAATGGAATCATATCTGCGACTGAAGCGGCTAGTCATCTTGGCGTTGAGGTTGGGGACCTTGACACGGTGCTAGCTGGGGTGCGCGATACGACAGAAAGCACAGACGAAGCGCTAGAGGGGTTGTCCGAAGAGGAGCAGGCGGCGCAGGACGCAACGGCAGAGCTCAAACAATCTCTTGCTGATATCGGTATCGAGGCATACAATGCGCTGACCTCCGGCGAGGATTTGCGCGCGAAATATGAGGCGTTGACCGGGCAGCTGGAAAGCCTTGACGGTGAGCTGGACCAGAACACTTTGAATATGGTCAATACTGCGCTGGAAACCCTGAACCTTGCAGCCACCAATCAGGAACTTGTCAACGGCTATCCTGCGTTTATCACGGCGGCTCAGAACGCCGGTGTGTCGTTGTCTGAGCTTTCCGGATGGTTGATATCCAATGGCGTGACCGCTGACGAATGGGGCTCTCAAGTCTCCACAGCGGTTGACGGGGTTATCAACAACTTTAAGACGGTAACGACATCCACGGGGCAGAGTGTTGCAGAAATGAAAGCGGCTCTCAGCAACAACATCGCGGCATATTCCAACTGGAACAGCAACATTGCAACTCTTATGGCTGCAGCTGTGGCTAGCGGTGATTCCAGCAAAATCGCATTCGTTCAGGCAATGCAAGACATGGGCATTGGTGCGGCAAACCAAGTTGCAGAAATGGTGACGGACGTAGACGGCACGCTGGACGAGTTCGGCCCATTGTTTGAGGACGCAGCGGACCAGGGGATGTTGGAGGTCGAAAACAGCATTGAAGACGGAACGCCCAAGGCAACTGCGGCAGCGGAATCCTCTATGGAAGATATCCAGGATGCAATGGAAAAGGTGGACTTCAAGACCACTGGCAAAGAAGCTATTTCCGATGTCGCGTCTGGCATGTCCTCGGAAACAAGCACCGCTGCAAACGCTGCGACAAGTGTTGCAACCAGCGCAAAATTAGCTGCCGGGAGCGTAAGCTTTTACTCTGTCGGCTACAACATGGATTCCGGCATGGCCAGCGGCGTGTATGGCGGCTCTTATCTTGTATCGAACGCCGCCAAAAGCGCGGCGAGGTCGGCTTATAATGCGGCAAAGGCTGCGTTGGGGATCAAGTCCCCGTCCCGGCTCTTCCGCGACGGTGTTGGTAAAATGATTACAGAGGGTATCTCTGCCGGCATGCAATCCAATGACGTTATCCGGGGACTTGAAACGGCATCCAGACAGGTTGCAGATACTGCATACGATGCGTTTGAACTTGAGGATTACACGCTCGGCACGAGCATGGGAAACCTCAAGGTTGTGCAAAACGGAGCGCACACAGGCACTCAGACAATCAACAACTACATCAATATTGATGGAGCTCAGTACACCGATGCTAGAGAAGTGGCACGGGTGGTCGGCGAAGAGCTGATGAAGCAGTACAGGAGGGAGGCTGCTGTGTTTGCGTAACTTGTATTTCGTGTATGACGGCGTGGACAGCCGCGATCTCGGTATCAGGCTGCAAACCCCGATCACGATTGACGGTGCTAGCCCGAATGTGGAGACTGTAGTGGTGACCGGACGGAATGGCGATCTGCACCAATGGGACGGGTCGTATTCCAACCGGGCTGCCACTGCGAAATGCTTTATCCTGACTGACCATGTGTGGGCGTATCTCCGGCAGATGCAGATATGGTCCCTGTTGAAGCCTGGGTATCATCGGCTGGAAACGCCGGAAGAGCCGGAAACCTATATGATGGCTATGGTTTCTGACGGCGGTGAGACAGATATCCGTGGAAATGTCCTCGCACCATTTACCATAAAGTTTGACTGTATGCCGCAGAAGTTCCTGAAATCCGGTGAAATCCCGATCATGTTAACAGACAAAGGGGCTGTGTACAATGATTGTTTTCCAGCTCTCCCGTTAATCACTGTATACGGAACCGGGGCGGGGACACTGACAATAGGTGGGACTACCGTATCCATAAAATCTATTGATCAGTGGGTAACGCTGGACTGTGAAACATCCGAGGCATATAAAAATGCCGATAACAAAAACGCCACGATCACGGCGGCAAAATACCCCACACTTGAGCACGGCAGTAATGCTGTGACGTGGACTGGCGGCGTGACAAGTGTCGAGATTACCCCAAGGTGGTGGACATTATGATACCGATTTTGTACGGGTCAACGGAACGTCGATTCTCCGACAATGGAATCGGGCCGCTGGGCGACTGTATCAGCGGCAGCGTCACTGAGGCTCGGAACGGGGAGTTTGAACTCGCGATAAAATATCCCACATCTGGCGCACACTACAGTGATTTGAAGCTCCGGGCTATTATCATGGCAACGCCAAGACCGGAGGCAGACCCACAGCCGTTTAGAATTTATGACATCTCCCGACCCATGAACGGCATTGTAACTGTTAACGCTCAACATATCAGCTATGACTTGACCGGTATCCCTGTGGCGCCATTCACTGCGTCCTCTGCGGCTGGCGCCATGGCAGCCCTGAAATCCAACGCCGTCACGGACTGCCCTTTTGACTTCTGGACGGACAAGAGCACAACAGCCAATATGACGGTTGCGGCACCATCGTCTATCCGTGGGCTGTTGGGCGGCTCTGAGGGGTCATTGCTCGATGTGTACGGCGGAGAATATGAGTTTGACCGCTGGACTGTAAAATTGCATGGAAACCGTGGATATGACCGGGGCGTAAGCATCCGATACGGTAAAAACCTGACGGATATCACGCAGGATGAAAATTGCGAATCTGTATATACCGGAGTATACCCCTACTGGGCGGACGCTGACGGAAATCTTGTGCAACTGGACAGCAAAATCATCAGCGCCCCGGGCACATATGATTTTACCCGCATACTTCCGCTGGATCTATCCCAGGAGTGGGAAAATGCCCCGACCCAGGAACAACTAAAAGGCAGAGCTGAAAGCTACATGACAGCAAACAATATCGGCATCCCAAAGGTGTCTATCACGGTAGAGTTTGCACAGCTAGGACAGATGCTAGAATATCAGCATTTTGCGGTTTTGGAGCATGTGGAGCTGTGTGATACCGTCCATGTAGAGTTCCCACGGCTCGGAGTATCTACATCCGCTAGAGTCGTAAAAGCCGATTACAACTTTCTGGCGGAGCGTTACAACTCCGTAACTCTGGGAGAAGCCAGAACGGGGATAACTGGAGCGATCATGGCGCAAGGGGAAAGCATCCGGCAGAAACCATCGTTGACACTTGTGCAACAGGCTATTTCGTCTTTGACCTCGGATATTCTCGGTGCCAAAGGCGGCAGCGTCCGTTTACTGGATACCAATGGAGACGGAGAGCCAGATACACTTTACATCGCCGATAATCCCGACCCTACACTGGCTGTTAAGGTGTGGCGATTCAACTATAAAGGATGGGGGGCCAGCACCAACGGCTATAACGGTCCGTTCACTCTGGGCGCGTCTCTGTCCTCTGGCATTGTGGCAGATTTTATTACCGCTGGCACACTCAATGCCAACCTGATAAAAGCAGGCGTTCTGACGGACGTTGCGGGAAAAAACTACTGGGACATGAACACCGGGGAATTCAGCCTGTCTTCGGCGGCTGTGGAAAGCGGAATGACACAGAGCAACGTGTTTAACAAGCTCACGAACAACGGGCAGACGCAGGGCATCTACCTGCAAAACGGGCTGGTGTATATCAACGGTACATATATCAAGGCTGGTGACATTGACGCAGCCAACGTCTCACTGTCCGGAGAATTTTCCGTGTATCAGGCATCCGGCGGGACGAAGGGCGGCAGCATTGGTTATATGCAGGGTCTCGACGATTCCGGAACAACGGACGGAATCGGCGTTGCGGACGCCACAAGGGAGAATTACGTGATAGTCACCGACGCAGGTGTCAGAATTCAGACCGGCAGTACCAGAATGTACCTGCTGGCAAATGGACATGCGTATATAGACGGGAACCTGTCTGTTTCCGGAAGCATCACGGAACACGCAACGCAGTAAAGGGGGAAAACGATGATTACGCAGACGTGCAAAATAAACATGGTCCCGGGCGGAATGCCGCCGATTATACATGTAAGCCAGTACGACGCTGGATCGAGGGTCCTGACGTTTGAGCTATACAGCGGAGCAATTCCATGGACGGCACCGTCTGGAGCTACGGTTACCATCGACGGCACCAAGTCGGACCAAAAGGCATTCAGCGTTGCAGCCACCGTCTCAGGGTCCACAGTGACGGCGACACTTACGCAGCAGATGGCAGCGGCGGCTGGACGGGCAGAATGCCAGCTGACGGTGACCAAAGGAGAAAACGTCCTTGGCAGCGCAAACTTTATCCTGGACGTGGAGCGGGCGGCTCTGTCGGAGGACGCGGACATATCCGCGACAGACATATCCAGTGTTGAGACAGCGAAAACACAGGCGATTTCTGCCATGCAGCAAGCGCAAGCGGCGGCAGAAACAGCACAAGGGGAAGCTGCTACCGCTACAAAAAAAGCGCAAGCGGCGGCAGACTCTGCATCCGCAGC